GCTTAGATTTTACATAATTTTTTCTAGCTTGTTTTCTTTGGCTCGATTTACCCTGATGTACTTCTCTAGCTTTTTTTAAAAAATCTACGGCCCTGGATAAGTCTCCAGTTCTGGACTTTCTAACTTCAGCATATAGGTCTTGAATTACCTGAACTCTTAAATTCTTTTGCATAGGCAGCAGCCATCACTTCATGTAGTGTTTTATAGTATGCTACCTCAGTATTACTTTGATAGCACCAGCCTTTTGTAGTATTTAAGATTCTAACCATTTTGTTTAGACCATTCTGAAATAAGTTTTTCTAATTCCTTTATACGCTTTTGGGCAGCTTCAATTCGTTGTTTTTTGGTCAATGTGTTTCCTCCCAAGTGTTTCCGACAGATACTTCAGCAACGGCAGGAACTCTACCTAACCATTTTGATTCTGCATTTTC